ATAAAATTAAAAATAATAGAAGCAGGTTACAAGGCGGTGGAACAATTAATAAAGGTTTCGAAGGAAGCAATTATTAAACACGACCCTGAAGATGCTTTATCTGCAGATAGATTAAAGAATGCAGCAGCTACTAAAAAGTTAGCAATCTTTGATGCGTTTGAAATTTTAAACAGAATAGAAGCAGAGAAAGAAGCACTAGACGCTATAGATAAAGGACCAAACAGAACTGATACCAAACAAGGATTTGCAGAAAGAAACTCAAAATAATCTATATACATTACTTAGTGATGTTGTACCGAAGAATGTTCTGACAACTAAGAACAAAGCTAGGTCTTGGGAGTACGGAGTTAACGAAAAATATAACATTATTGTTATATCTAAAGACGGTACGATTGGAGATGTTGTTTCAATACAAGGACTTAGAATTGCATTACCTGCAACTCCTAAAGATTGTTTTAAAAGAGATGAGTCTAAGCCTAATCAGTATTGGGAAAGAAAAGATATACCAAAACCTTTATCGAAAATTCAATCTATATTTCAATGGAATGATATGGCTACTGAATTTAAAAATCAATGGGTAGATTATGTTGAAAATGAATTTGTAAAAAGAGAAAGAGGAACGTGGTTTTATTCTAATGGAATTAAAACTTATATTACAGGTTCTCATTTTATGTATCTTCAATGGACTAAAATAGATATTGGTTATCCTGATTTTAGAGAAGCAAATAGAATACTATATATTTTTTGGGAAGCTTGTAAAGCTGATAAGAGGAGTTTTGGAATGGACTATTTAAAAATTAGACGTTCAGGATTTTCTTATATGGGTAGTGAGGAATGTGCCAATACAGGTACAATATCTAAAGATGCAAGAATAGGTATATTATCTAAGACAGGGGGTGATGCAAAGAAAATGTTTACAGACAAAGTTGTTCCTATTGCAAATAATTATCCTTTCTTTTTTAAACCTATTCAGGATGGTATGGATAAACCAAAAACTGAATTAGCTTTTAGAATTCCTGCATCTAAGATTACTAAAAAAAATATGTTTGATTCTACAGACGATGAGTTGTATGGATTAGATACTACAATTGATTGGAAAAATACAGATGATAACAGTTATGATGGTGAGAAATTACTATTATTAATTCACGATGAGAGTGGTAAATGGATTAAGCCAAATAATATATTAAATAATTGGAGAGTTACTAAGACTTGTTTAAGATTAGGTTCAAAAATTATAGGTAAATGTATGATGGGTTCTACTTCAAATGCCTTGTCTAAGGGTGGAGATAACTTTAAAAAATTATACGAAGACTCTAATGTGTTTGATAGAAATGCAAACGGTCAAACTAAAAGTGGTTTGTATAGTTTGTTTATTCCTATGGAATGGAATATGGAAGGATTTATTGATAGGTTCGGTATGCCTGTTTTTCATACACCAAGTAAACCTGTGTTAGGAATTGATGATGAGATGATACATAAAGGTGCTATTAACTATTGGCAAGATGAAGTGGATTCTTTAAAGAATGACCCTGATGCATTAAACGAATTCTATAGACAGTTTCCTAGAACAGAGTCTCACGCATTTAGAGATGAAAGTAAACAATCAATATTTAATTTAACAAAAATATATCAGCAAATAGATTATAACGATTCAATTATATTAGACCATCACGTTACTCGTGGTAGTTTTAGTTGGAAGAATGGTATAAAAGATAGTGAGGTTTTATTTAGTCCTGATACTAGAGGTAGATTTTATGTATCTTGGACTCCTGAGAAAGGAATGCAAAATAGAATTGAAACTAGGAATGGAATTAAACATCCGGGTAATAAACATTTAGGTGCTTTTGGTTGTGATAGTTATGATATATCAGGAGTTGTTGGCGGTGGTGGTTCCAATGGAGCACTTCACGGTAAGACAATGTTTCATATGGATAACGCTCCGACTAATGAATTCTTTTTAGAATACATCGCAAGACCACAGACTGCTGAAATATTTTTTGAAGATGTTTTAAAAGCTTGTGTGTTTTTTGGAATGCCTATATTAATAGAGAATAACAAACCTAGACTACTTTATCATTTTAAGAATAGAGGGTATAGAGGATTCTGTATGAATAGACCTGATAAACATTATACAAAACTTTCTAAGACTGAAAGAGAATTAGGAGGAATGCCAAATTCAAGTGAAGATGTTAAGCAAGCACACGCTTCTGCAATTGAATCTTATATCGATGAGCATATAGGTTTTAAAACTGAAGAAGAGATGGGAGATTGTGTCTTTACTAGAACATTAGAAGATTGGGCAAAATTTGATATTAACAATAGAACCAAGTTTGATGCAAGTATATCATCAGGGTTAGCTATAATGGCAACACAAAAACATCTCTATACACCTGTGAAAAAAGTTTCAAAAATAAAGGTTAACTTTGCAAGGTATAGTAACAAGGGTACACAAAGCGAAATTATTAGATGAAGAAAGTAGACATAAACATACAATCTGCAGGATTCCCTAGTCAATTTGTTTCAGATGCAGAAAAAGCTACTGAAGAGTTCGGTTTACAAATCGGGCAAGCCATTCAATATGAGTGGTTCAAAAAGGATAGTGGGAGTTGTAGATTTTACAATCAATCGGCAGACTTCCATAGGTTGCGTTTGTACGCAAGAGGAGAACAATCTGTAGGAAAATACAAAAATGAATTAGCAGTAGACGGAGATTTATCTTATCTAAATTTAGATTGGACCCCTGTTCCTGTACTTCCTAAATTCGTGGATATCGTAGTTAACGGTATGCAAGGAAGGGAGTTTGTTCCAAAAGCTTATGCACAAGATGCTATGTCTCAGTCTAAGAGAAGTAAGTATCAGCAAATGGTGGAAGGACAAATGGTAGCTAAACCTTTACTAAACGTTATACAAGAAAAAACAGGAGTCAATCCTTTTACAGTTGCCGCTGAAGAGTTACCTAATACAGACGAAGAACTTAAGTTGTATATGCAGCTTAACTACAAACCTGCAATAGAAATTGCAGAAGAAGAAGCTATTAGTACTCTGTTTGAAGCTAACAAATATGATGACATTCGTAAACGATTAGATTATGATATGACTGTCTTAGGTGTTGCAATGGCAAAGCACGAATTTTTAATGGGAGACGGTGTAAAAATTAATTATGTAGACCCTGCAAATGTGGTGTACAGTTATACTGAAGACCCAAACTTTAAAGATTGTTTTTATTGGGGAGAAATTAAAACACTTCCAATTACAGAATTATTAAAGATTGACCAATCATTAACTAAAGAAGACCTAGAAGAAATATCTCAATCATCTCAGAGTTGGTATGATTATTTTAATACTGCACAGATGCAGCAGAATGATATATTTTATAGAGATACTGCAACCTTACTGTATTTTAATTATAAGACAACTAAGAAAGTTGTTTACAAAAGAAAAGTTCAGGACAATGGTAATGTAAAAATGGTGGAGAAAGATGATTCTTTTAACCCACCTGCAGAAATGCAAGAAGAAGGAAACTTTGAAAAGGTTTCTAAAACTATTGATGTATGGTATGAGGGAGTAATGGTTATGGGAACTAACATTATGCTTCAATGGAAGTTGATGGAAAATATGGTTAGACCACAATCAGCTAGTCAGTATGCAATACCAAACTATGTAGCGGCAGCACCAAGAATGTATAAAGGTGCTATTGAATCTTTGGTTAGACGTATGATACCATTTGCTGATTTGATTCAGATTACACACTTAAAGTTACAACAAGTAATTGCTAGAGTTGTTCCGGATGGTGTGTTTATAGATGCTGATGGTCTTAATGAAGTAGACTTAGGTACGGGTAATGCTTACAATCCTGAAGATGCATTAAGAATGTATTTCCAAACAGGTAGTGTTATTGGTAGAAGTTATACTCAAGATGGAGATTTTAATCAGGCTAAGGTTCCAATTAAAGAACTTCAGTCTTCATCAGGTGCTTCTAAAACTCAAATGCTATTAACAAATTATAACCATTATCTTAATCAGATAAGAACGGTTACAGGACTAAACGAAGCAAGAGATGGAAGTATGCCTGACCCTAATGGTTTAGTAGGCTTACAAAAAATGGCAGCATTAAATTCAAACGTAGCAACAAGACATATTCTTGACGCAAGTTTATATATCTATAGAACTTTAGCTGAAGCTATTACTTATAGAGTTGCTGATATTTTACAATACTCTGATTTTAAAGAAGAGTTTATAAATCAAATTGGTAAATACAATGTATCTATCCTTGGCGATATTAATGAACTATATATTTACGACTTCGGAATATTTATTGAACTATCACCTGACGAAGAACAAAGAGCACAACTTGAGCAGAATATTCAGATGGCTTTATCTAAAGGAGATATTAATCTAGAAGACGCAATAGATATTAGAGAACTTAAAAATCTAAAACTAGCCAATCAACTTCTTAAGATGAAGAGAGTTGGTAAGCAAGATAGAGAAGAAAAGATGGCTGCTCAACAACAACAAGCACAAGCACAACAACAACAAGCTGCCATTCAAGCACAAGCACAAGCTGCACAACAACAACTTCAAATGGAAACCCAAGCTAAATTACAATATAGACAGGGTGATGTTTCTTTTGAAATTGAAAAAATGAAACAAGAAGCGATGTTGAAATCTCAACTAATGCAAGAGGAGTTTAATTTGAATATGCAACTGCGTCAAATGGATGCACAACAATTGCAAGGTAGAGAGGACCAAAGAGAAGATGCAAAGTCAGGAAGAATATCTCAACAAAATACCGAGCAAAGTAGATTAATAAATCAACGTAAAAATAATTTACCTCCACAGAGATTTGAATCTAACGAGGATAGTTTAGATGGGTTTGACCTAGCGGAATTCAATCCAAGATAACTGTCTAAATTATTATTAATTTTTGTTTAACTTTGTATAAAATATAATCTAATCTAAATATAATATGGAATTTAAAGTAAAAGCAGTTGAAGCGGTTGAGGAAAAGTCTTCTCAACAGATAGAACAAGAACTACTTAACAAACACGAAGAGAAATTTTCAGATGCTCTTGAGACAGATGGTACAACAGGTAATACTGTAACACTTACGGATGAAAGTAATACAACTACTGATGAGGCAACTCCGGTAGCTGAACAAAATACAGAAACTACATCTTCAGAAGTAACTGAGGATGACGTTCTTAAATTTATTGGTAAAAGATATGGGAAAGAGATAAATTCATTAGATGAGTTTAATCAAACTAGGGAAGAGAATGAACCCCTCCCCGAAGATGTATCCAAATATCTAAAATATAAAAAAGACACAGGTCGTGGAATCAATGACTTCTATGAATTACAGAAGGATTATGATGAAGTAGAACCTGATAAATTGTTAGCTGATTATTTATCTGCAACCGAAAAAGGGTTGGATGCTGATGACATACAAGACTTAATGGAAGAGTATTCTTTCGATGAGGACTTAGATGACGAAAAGCAAATCAGAAAAATTAAGCTATCAAAGAAAAAGATTATTGCGAAAGCCAAAGATTATTTTGCAGACCAACAAGAAATGTACAAAGTTCCTCTAGAGTCTAGGGGTACTGACATTGAACTGCCTGCAGAAGAAGAAGAGGAGTATAAACAATATGTAGCTAATGCAAAGACGGTACAAGAGAGAACCAAACGGAATAGGGAGGTTTATCTGCAAAAAACAAGCGATGTGTTTGACGAGTTCAAAGGTTTTGAGTTCGAATTAGACGGCAACAAAGTTTTGTTTTCACCCGGTGATGCTGCTGAACTGAAGAAGATGCATTCTAATCCTGTAGATTTTAGTAAAAAATATCAAGCAGAAGATGGAACGTTAACTAATGCGGCAGGATATCACAAGTCTTTAGCAATGGCAATGCAACCTGATAGGTTTGCGAAGTTTTTTTACGAGCAAGGTAAGTCTGCTGCAGCGGATGAATCAATGAGAAAAATGAAAAATGTTAATATGACAACACGCTCTGCTCCTGAAACTTCGTCTACTAAAAGTGGTATGCAAATTAAATCTGTAACTCCCGACCACGGTAGAGGGTTAAAGATTAGAAGTAGAAAAAAATAATAATAATTTTAAAAAAAAACAAAAATGAGTGTATCAAATATACCCGGTTTTGACTTACAACCAAGTGCTCAAAGAGTACCTGTAAGGTCTAACTACATTACAAACTTCGATTTCTTAAATCAGTATCTTCCTGATACTTACGAAAAAGAATTCGAAAGATATGGTAACAGAACTATCTCTTCTTTCTTAAGAATGGTTGGTGCTGAAATGCCATCTAACTCTGACCTTATCAAATGGGCAGAACAAGGACGTTTACATACTAAGTATACA